TCCTGATCTTAGGTTTTAGCACTATCCTGTGCCTAGAATGAGCTAGCTTTCTTAGCTCTGTTTACATACTCCCTACTCCTCGGTAGTTAATATGGATGTGTTTAAAAATTAAGGAGACCACATACTGTGATCCCCTCAATATGCTAAAAGTCAGACATCATGGACTCGTCCACGAGTTTACGTTTAGCATTAAACGTTACTTCACCAGCTTGCAATGCAGCCGCCAATTCGTCACTTGGATTACTTACGTAACCTAGTTTGAACGACTCGTATGGTGCTACTGGCGAAGTCTTGTATGCCACTACGTTGGTAGTCCCTTTCTTATTTAAGAAAGCTGTACCAAATGTGATCATACTTTGCAGTCTTCCTAAAGACTCTTCAGTAACTTTACTGAACATTGCCTCGATACCACGATCAAGTCGTAGAATGCCAAACTGCTCTTCAAACGTTTTACCGTTTAAATAAAACTCAGGAACTAAAACAGTCTGAGCTTCAACAATATTTGCTACTTTAGATGTAGTCTTTTTCATGGGGATACTCCATTAATTATTTAAGACACTTATTGTGCCATTAGAAAAAAAGGAATGTTGGATCACGGTGGATGCTGATTGCGGAGTGTTGTGGTGGTGCTTGGGAAAGAATGACCTATTTGCAGAGTGCGGTGTTGGTGAAAAAAATAACCCTCTTACCCATCTGAGAGGTAAGAAGGCATTCTTATTCACGACCCGCTAAAGGGGTTATCACTTGATGCATGTGTACTAATGGCAGATACCCAATTCACTCAGCGACTTTGCCTGTTCTGAGCCTGGCTAATACGTAACGTGTATTAAGCGGAATGTGAGTCACAATCATTAAGTAGCTGATACTAAACTTTAGCTGCTACTAGTGGCTAAGGTAAGGGTGCTTGACGTTTGCACCATATGTATAAAAAGAAATTTGGAGTCTATGACTGCATTTGAAATGAGAGCTGATGGTGGTTGTGGTGTTGGTGCACAAGTGGGTGCAAACAAAGTGAGATGGTGGTTAGGGTGAATAATCTGTGGATAACATGTTCCCATATCTTTCCTTGCCCTATCTTCGTGCCCTTGGTGTGTGTGTTGCTGTTGGTGGTGTGACCCTTGGCTGTTAGCTTTTAGCTTGTGGTAAAAATATACCCCCCACCACGTTAGTGATGAGAGGTATGATGGCTACTCCGCGATGGGAGTTAAGTTGAGCTGGTCAACTTCGTTTCTAAAGGTCTGCAATGTTCCCATGTCCCAGCCCTTTATTTTCATGTCGGCTTTTAAAGCTGACGCTGCTGTAAACTCCATGTACAAACAGCCTATGGCTGCTGTACTTGTTAGTGAGTTGGTGACGTGAGACAGGTTTGTAACCTGCTTCGCTGCGAATACGGTCGCAGTACCAATGTTCTTGAACATATTTACTCTCCTTAAGGATGGCACCGTATTGTGCCGTACGTAGAGAAGGAAGGGTGTGAATGTTGTTGTATTAATACTATAACATCCTTTTGTCTGTTTAGTAGGGGGGGGTCTTCGGTAACCTAGATCCCTGCCCCTTAAGTACTACACCCATACCTAATTATTATTTTTCTCTAAATACCTGCATTAGTATTTTCTTATGTTTAACTATATAAAATATATTTCTTGTAATAAGAGTTTTCCTCTTATAGTATGTAGTTATACTACTCCTGTTAAGGAAGATTCTACAAAGGAGGTGATTCTTCTCTTGGCTTAAGAGCCTTGTCAAATACCTTATAGGATACGAGTAGGAGTTGGCGAAGCGTAGCGAGAGCCAACGACTACGAGTATCTTATTTGGTATTTATCTATTAGACTATGACTGTGTTATAAATTATACGGTTATTACTATGGATCAAACTACTGAGATGTCTGAAGTGTTCTTATCTAAAGAAGAGTTTAAGGCGACGTTGCCAAAGAACTTGAAGAATAAGATAAGTGATGAATTGATGAGTAACATCAATGGACTGCTGCAAGATCAAACCACAAGAGAAGAGTTTAGAGAGAACCTAATAGGTTATGCCAGCGTCTTGGCTCAAGGCAGGTACAAGGTGGAAGATTATGTTTCTGCCGTTAAGTACGTTAGTTATAAGATGCTGGGCTCTACTAATCTAGAAGCATACGTAAAGACTTTCCCCGATAGATACAAGAGATTGCTCAATGATGGTGTAGACGATCATAGGGTAAGTGCGTATGCCTCTGCATATAACAAGAACCAATTAGTTAATAAGATCTATGAGCAGACTTTGATACCTTCTCATATACTTAATGCAGATGTGTTTCAGAGGGCGCTGAATGTGCAAGCCGAGCTTATGGTTCATGCTAATAGTGAGAAGGTTAGGAGTGATGCTGCTAATAGTTTGTTGACCCATTTAAAGCGGCCTGAAGTAACTAAGATAGAGTTGGATGTTGGTTTGAAGGAAGATAAGACTATTACTGATTTGCGTCAAGCAACGATGGCACTAGCTGCGAGCCAGCGAGCTATGATAAAGTCAGGTATGATGAACGCTAAAGAAGTGGCACATAGTCAAATTATAGAAGGCGAGGTAATACAGTAATGGCTGAGATCTCTGGGTTACAGAGTATTTTATCTAACATGCATAGGCAATATACTGCTGGTAGCATGTCTTTTGAGCAGTACGCTACAAGTGTTAGCAATGTACAGCAACAAAGCCCAGAGATATTTGAAGAGGCAGTTAATACGCCTATTATGCCAGCTGATGGTTTTAATATGAGTCTTCCTCCTATGAATAGTGCAGAACCAAGTAACATAGATTTTACTGGCGCTAATGCACAGAGCCCTCCTCCTAACCCGCCTACGGTCGTAGACAACACACAGCCTGGAGGCTGGGAAAACTTTGCTGGGCTTGTTAAGTAACTTAAATGGAGCAAGTTTCTCTTTTAACAGTGAAGTGTTCAATTTTTGTACAATAAAAAACTTTTCAATCTGTTTTATAGAATTAGTAATTTTAATTGAATATACAGAATCTAGTAAATCTATTAAATGCACTAATGCAGACGAATTTATTTATTTATTAAAAAAGATGGAAGCAGCCTATTCTGTTTTTGTTTTTGAGCAGGAAAATCTATGTCATTGACACAAGAAGTAAATTCTGTAGAAAATATGGTAAATTCAGTAAGTTTCGACACTGATCCATATTACGTACCCAGCACTTTTGCCTTAGAGTTTGTTAACTTTATAAAGTTAGTAAATGGTGCAGAAGGTGAAGAAAACAAAACTCCCGTACTCCACTACAAGATGCTAGATCAGATTGCTACAGGCGATGCTGACATATTGAACATGTTGTTTCGTGGTTCTGCAAAGACAACATTAATGGGTGAATACCTTTTCTTATATCTTGCTACGTACGGAGGGTTTCCTGAATTTGAAGTAGATCTAGCACTGTACGTATCAGACAGTATTGAGAACGGTGTAAAGAACATGAGAAAGAACTTAGAGTATCGTTATGAGAATAGTGATTTTCTTAAGACTTATGTTCCTTATATCCGATTCACTGATATTAGGTGGGAGTTTCGGAACGCAGAAGGCAAAACCTTTATTGTTAAAGGATATGGAGCTAGCACAGGTGTGCGTGGTAGTAAGGAAATGGGCAAGAGACCAACCTTAGCTATACTAGATGATTTGGTTTCAGATGAAGATGCAAGATCACCTACTGTTATTAAATCAATCGAAGACACTGTGTACAAAGCAATTAACTACGCGCTACACCCAATGCGTCGCAGGATCATATGGTCAGGTACTCCATTTAACTCTAAAGACCCATTGTACAAAGCAGTAGAAAGTGGCGCTTGGAGTGTTAACGTTTTTCCTGTTTGTGAAAGGTTTCCGTGTACAAAAGAAGAGTTTAGAGGTGCTTGGGAGGATCGTTTTACATTTGAATACATAGAAGAACAATACGAAAGAGCAGTGAAAACTGGTCAGATCGCTTCGTTTAACCAAGAGCTTATGTTACGAATTATGTCTGATGAAGACAGACTGGTTCAAGATGGCGACATTATTTGGTATGAGCGAAACAGGCTTTTAAAGAATAAAGGTGCTTATAATTTTTATATTACTACTGACTTTGCTACAAGCGAGCGCAGTAGTGCAGACTTTAGCGTAATATCAGTGTGGGCTCTTAATAGTAACGGAGACTGGTTGTGGGTAGACGGCATTTGCAAGCGGCAGCTCATGGATCAGAACATTGATGATCTATTTAGATTAGCTCAAATGTACAAACCACAACAAGTAGGCGTAGAAGTAGCAGGACAACAAGGCGGCTTTATCCAATGGATACAGCGAGAGATGACCAATAGAAACAATTACTTTACTTTAGCTTCAGAAGGAAATAGTAATAGGCCAGGTATTCGCCCTGCAACTAATAAAATGCAACGATTTAACATTGTGCTGCCCTGGTTTAAAACTAAAAAGATTTGGTTTCCAGAAGAAATGAAGAAAGACTTAATTATAATAGAAGCAATGGAAGAGCTCTCCTTAGCATCAGCTGCAGGTTTTAAAAGTAAACACGACGACTTTATAGACACCATATCAATGCTTGGATCATTAAACTCTTGGAGACCTAGCCAAGAAGTACAATCTTCCATTAATAGTGATAACTCTGTAATATGGGACGATGAAGACGAAGACGCTTCCTCGTACTATGATTCATACATTGTCTAGGGATATAACATGACTACAGCAGCAGAATATGCGGCATTAGCAGAAACATCAGCAAATACTGCAGCAACTGCGGCTGTGGATGTGCAAAACAAAGTAGCAATTGCAGAATCATCAGCTAATTTATCTACAACTAACTCTAATACCGTTGCAGCTAGCATAGCTGGGGCAGCTAGCGCTAACACCACTGCAGCATTGCAAGCAGTTGCAGCGCAGAACTACAGAGATCTTGCACAGCTGTGGGCTAACGCAGATCCAAACGTAATTGTAGAAGGGACTGCTTTTTCTGCACGACATCAGGCATTATCTACCATAGCTACACTAGCTGCTATGCAAGTTAACCTAGATACACACACTGATTTATACACCGCTAACAAAGTTACAACAGATGCTGCATTAGCGTATTTAGCGTACCGATTAGACACAGGTGATTTAGTTTTTGATAGCTCTACTATTGATACGACAATTACTAATTTAAATAACACATTAACTGCTGCAATAAACAATAGATTAGCTACTGCACTATACAATTCTGACACTTTAAACCTAGCTAACTTTGCTAAATCAAATCAAGTATCAACTGATAACAAAATTATAGATTACTTAGATTCTGCTGGACAAATAGCGCTGCAAGGTATGTTATCAGGAGCATCTAACACAACTAAAATTAGTTACGCGGGTGTTGTTGTAGATGCAAGCACAGGCACTATAACTAATGCAGCAGGTTCTGCTGTTGCAACAGAATACGGAGTGCGGGTAGCTGCAGTAGAAGAAACTATTGGCACAGAATACATTGCAGGCACGGGAAGCATAAGTGCTAAGTACACTGTTAAAGTAGATGCAGGAGGCAGAGTAGCAGGCTTTGGTTTGTTATCTACAGCTAATACTGATTTGTCTGGAACTGGATTTAGTGAGTTTGTTGTAGCAGCTGACTCATTTAAAGTAGGTGCAGTTGGGTCAAATGTGTCTCCATTTAGAATTATTACAGGAGCAGGTGTTTGCGTAAGTGCTTTAGGAGTTGAGACAGGCAACGTAGCGCAAGGAGCTTGCACAGGAACTTGGATACCCCCAGGTACTTACATGAATGCAGCTATGATTGCAGATGCTACTATTAATGTTGCAAAAATTGCTAATCTTACTGTAACTACTGCTCAAGTAACTGGAAACTTAGAAGCAAATAGAATTAGCACAGGCACGGGTAACGATAGGATAGAAATTACTAACACAGCAATTAAAGTATACAACGGTGGAGTTCTTCGCGTTAAG